CAAGGCGCAATTTTCTCTTTCGAGTTGTGTTATTTGGTCCGACTCCCCACCCGAAGGATTTCAGTCTAAGTTCCAGTTTCTAAATGCATTAATGCGACCTTGTGTGGCTGGACCCACAGATCTAGGATAACTAGTTTATTGAGTTGGCGTGAGTAACAACAACACTGTGTTTGCACACACGATCGGGCTACATGGCATCCATAGGGAGGGGGTGCATCCCCAACCAACCATGCTCCTGCGGTCTCACAGCAGTTGCTCCCACCTTGGGACAACCAACACACATCACTAGACAGATGGCACTAGCAAGTGCTTACAACGGTTCCTTGAACTCAACAATACTCGTGAACGTAACCCATGCGATGTCACCAGATTCCACCGTACCAGCCCCTGGATATGCAACCACGCAACCTTGCGCAGCTTCATCATTTCCGGGAATGATGGTGTGTATTGTGGTGGCACCAATCACGGTGGTACTGAGTGATTGCGTACTACACTGGTACCACTCATTGCTGCGCAACAACCCGCTACGTGGCACGACAACCTTGCCGTACCCCTGCGCTGCGGGAATGAATAACGCATGCTCATTATCGAGCAGATTACCCTGCGACCCAGGTTCAAGTGGACCCATTTGGTATCCAATCGCCAGGTTCGCCCCTGTATTCGGCCCAGCCGCTAGGGTTGCTTCAATGGTCAGTTGCACTACTCGGAAAAACCGAAAGGCATTCGACATGGCATTTAAATGCCCATCCCAATTAAGAAATCCAAAAGAGGTACCAGCATCACCGGTGGCTAAACCCTTAGCCAACCAGTATGTGTTCCCACTAGAATCATGTGCGATGGAAGTCACTGCTCGTGACAACACTGTCTGTGTGGAGTCGGCTCGCGGCAGCCGCAACAACCGAAGTTGCCCACGGGTGCGCTGACGCCTACGCTTCACACGCTGACCATTCACGGGTGTCATAATAGGGACACCTGTAGCAAAGGGAACCGCATTCATTGTGGTATTACCACGTGGTTCACTAAGTTTATTGTTCATTGCTCTATTTCGTTGAGCACTCATTGTAGTAGCACGTGCTACGAAAGTTCTTTGTTGGACTATAGTGAGGTTGTTAATTATGATTCACTATTAAGCCTGGTTCAAGCTTCATATCTTCTCTAACTATTCCACTGCTCACACGGTATTCACCCACCTGCATGGCATCAAAGTAACTTTCCATCTGTTTTTGTACATCGGGGAGTACGCCAAATGCGTAATAATAGGAGACTCGTGCGCGTGCATCCACAACACCCGCGGTCAATCCCTTAACTCTACCCGCCATCGACTGGTTGCGGAACACTTCCGCTATGAGTTTATCACCAGCGTTAACACCACCTCTTTTAAACACACCATACAATGATTCTTGTACGGGCGTTCCAGCTGCCAAGATCTGACCACATGTCCCTACAGCATCCAACCACTTCCGATAAACGTTAGCGTTTGGCACACTGAGCAGACACATGGGATCTTTAGTCAAGACGGCAAGGTGATTACGCACCATACGCCATCCTGTTGCAAGCTGGACGGGGTGAGTCTGACAAAATTCAATTTGCTCAAACTCAAACACTGGGTCCTCAACAGTCATGGAAAACCCCTTACTCTGAAACCACGTAGGGAGTATGCGCATAAATCTCTCCAAGCTAACGCGTTCCATCATAACTACACAATCATCGCCATTGTTACACAGCTCAAGGTCAACTCCAATCTCATGTGCGTACGCATAAAGCATACCACACATGAGTAGGCAGTTACCGAGCGAAGTATTCAAATCGCCAGACGATCGGGTTCCATGCATTTCGAACTTTACAGTCCCATCGATAGCATAAGCAACACCCTTATTGACCAATTGCCACCCAAGCAGCTTAGTCAACACCTGTGAACCAGGAAACAAATATTTGTAAAAGGAGTGCTCGTAAACCAAAGCTTCTTGGCTCACGTGCATATCGAACTTGGTCGCATCCAAGCCCACAGCCACTGGGTCTGCAAACAGCTCCCACTTCGATCGCAAAATCTCAGCGGAAGCATCAGCATTAAACCCTTTAATGACAGTCGCTTTGGTGCGCTTCCCAAAAGCCACATTAATGGCCTTGAAAAACTTATGCTCGGCATGTTTGATGAAACGCCCCAGTTCAAGATTGAACCGGGCGCTACGAGGATTGATGACGCGGGGGGCCTTCTGTACATCCTGCTTCTCAAATTTCACAAACGAGGTGAGACGTGCATCTCTCTCGCACAAAGGTTCCTTGGCAAGGCTTTTCAGCGCATTACCATACACCACTTTCTTTGGCCCACTATAGCAATCAACAACTTGTTGACGGGTAAGGCGGGGCAAATTTGGCATATCATCGCAAACAACGTTGCGGAACTCTGTGAACCATTTGCTTGTAAAACTGAGATTGTTGACCACCAGAGCGGGCCGGAACGTGTCTCCCTCCTTGCAAAGGAAGTAACGTTCCACAAAGGCTCGCTCGATGGTATCAACATTACTATTATAAACACCCAAATTGTGTGATGGGCCAAACCCGGTACAAGTAACAAACTTCCGGGTTTTGGGTGGCATCCCATTCCTGCGCGCACACAACTGGCCGCGACACTCGGTGCGCACCTGCTCTAAAAGATCAGGGGCAACACGTGTGTCACAACCGCGCACAGTAATTGGGCACCCTCAGCAAGCTAGCGGCTTGGCGTTGAGGTTTGAAACCTCAAACGCCCACCGCATCCACTGAGGAAGCCGGGTGCGGGTCAAAGCGATTGAATCAAGCAACTGTTCACCAAACAAAGCGTTCAATGTAAATTGCTGATGGGACACGATATCAACGTCCCTCACTTTCAGCCCACGGCACACCCGCAAGTACTCACGCTCCGCTAACAAAAGGTTGGCCTCATTTGGACTCAACCTCCCAAGCTTGGTTCGAAGGTGTAAAGCCATCGAAGCAGCAAACTTGGGCACAACACACGCAGGGAGTATCTCAACCGTAGCAAGTTTCAAAGGATCAACTCCAATTTTGCTAAAGTAAGCTTCCCATGCGGCAAAGCTGCGCTTGACACCTGCGTTAGCAGCGTGAAGTGCGCTGAGGTTAGTGAGATCATACCCAGTGTCATTAAACACACCAGTAATCACTCCCTCAACGCACGTATTCCCCTTTCCGTAACCCATATGCAGGCGCATAGAGTCACGGATCTCAGAGCGAATCTGTCGATCCGCCCTGAACGTCTCCACTTCTACATCATTGTAGCAGCAGAGACTGCGGAGAAGGGGACTCTCCAAAACCATGTTCCCAAAGGAACGCTTAAACCGTTGCCAGGTGGATAGCCTGGGGGCACTCGTGGCAACTGCGTGGAGCATGGTCGATATAAAGGTTCACACGTCTACGTGTTAATATTGCT